TGTAAGGAAATGCTTAAACATATGGAGGAAACCTATATGATGGCACCTGCTAGTGGAAAGACTTGGTTTCATAATGCTTTTCCTGGTGGATATGTAGATCATGTTAATAGAGTAGTTCAATATGCTATAGAACAACATAGGTTATACATTAAAATGGGAGGTACTGTTGACTATACTGAAGAGCAGTTAGTATTTTCTGCTCTATTCCACGACTTAGGTAAGTTAGGAGATGGAGATAAACCAAACTATATACCTCAGACTGATAAATGGCGTCAAGATAAGCTATCAGAAATGTATACATACAATCCAGACCTAGACTTTATGCTCATCCCAGACAGATCTTTATATATTTTACAGAAGTTTGGTATAAAAGTAGATCAAAAAGAATTTTTAGCTATCAGATGTCATGATGGTGTGTTCGATAAAGCTAATGAAGCATACTTTTTCAGTAATGTAGAGTCTTCTAGACAGAAAACAGCTATAATATCAGTACTACACACTGCAGACTTCTTAGCATCCAAGGTAGAGTACGATATTTGGAAGAAAAACGGCGGAACCTCTACTCCAAACATAAAAAAGACAAATTCTTCCACAGGCAAGCGGGTAAATTCCTCAAAAGGCCTTACTAACATGTTAAAAAACCTATAATGGACATAAATCCTACACTATTTTACATAATTTCCGGAATATTAGTTGGAATTATAATTATTTTATCTTATATTATAAGAAACTTACTTATAAAAGTAGAGACATACGAAGATATTACAGTAGATCAAACACAGTACCTTCAGAATATTTCTAATTTAATAGGTGATTCTAAAAAGCACCTTAGCAAGCTCGATGAACGAGGGGTCTTTCAATCAGATGATGAGGTCGGTTACTTTTTTAAACAAATGAAACTAGTACAAAAAGAGCTAGACCGATATATGCTCCCAGATAATTATGGCGAGAAAAAAGAGCAAAGCTAACTACTTTACAAAAGAGACAGAAGAATATATTGTAAAATTTAATGAATCACTAGACCAGGACTATAGAAGTTCTATCTTTACTGATCACATTTACTACCCTTTCTACAAATTAGCCGAAAACATTATACATACTTTTAAGTTCTACTACACAGATGTAGAGAAAATAGAAGATTTAAAGCATGAAATAGTATCTATGCTTTACGAAGAGAAGATTATGAAGTTTGATCCTACAAATGGAGCTAAAGCTTATTCATATTTCGGTACTATCGTTAAGAGGTGGTTGATCAACTATAATAATAAGAATTATAAAAACCTTAAAAAGGTCGGTACTTTTGATGAAATGCAAGAAGGTTATAATCCTTCTCCTATATCTAATGAGGATAAAGCTATAACTCTAGGTACCTTTTTAGATATGTATGTAGATGAGACTTATACAATTTTAAATGAGTTATTTCCAAAAGATAACGAAAGAAAGATAGCAGACGCTATTTTAACAATATTTAAAACTAGACAAGATTTAGATATCTTCAAGAAGAAAGCTCTGTATATTTATATAAGAGAGATGACTGATTGTGAAACTCCACACCTAACTAAGGTTGTAAATAAGTTAAAAGTAGAGTACTATAAATCATTTGAAAAATATAATAATGTAGGACTAATTAAAACAAAGTTAGTTTAAATCTATTTATATAAAAACATTTATAGTATGGACAGTAGTAAAGAAATTTTTCAAGGTAAATCTCTATCTGATCTATTTGGTGAAATCTACGATAATTCTAGAGAGACTAAATCTCAAGTTAAAGCCTTAATAGGTGAACTTAAACCTCTTATAGAAAACATAGGAGATGCAACTTTGATTGTACCTATGATTAAAGAGTATATGGAAATCGGTGTAAAAAACGATGAACACTTAATTAAACTAGCCACAGTAATTCAAAGACTAGAAGCTATTACAGCGAAAGGCGGAGACGGTGAATTGTTTGATTTTGACTCATTACAGGAATTATTAGAAGATTCTGAAGAGATAAAAGATGAAGTAAAAGATATATCAGAAGAAAGCGAAGACAAAGAATGAGCTTTATAGATTATAATTTTCGAACCCAACAGAACCTACCTGGCAAGTTATCCGATATTAAAAAAGACGATACTTCCCCTGCTAGAGTAATCGATGTTATATTAGATTCAGACCACCCAATGTACAAACAGTATGGCGGTCCTAATAGTATAGGAATGATATTCTATAGGTTAATTAACCAAACAGATTTAGATACATCAGAATCCGGAGAAGAAGACTATACCGGTCAAGCTTATCCGATAAGTGCGCATTCTAAAATACTTCCTCTAAAAAATGAAATAGTATTTTTAACTAAAGGACCTGATCGATTTGTAGATGAAGGTACCGGTGTAGGGAGGTATTACTATATTACTCCATATGCTATATGGAATCATCCACATCATAACGCTATACCTGTAAAGACCGAAGATAAACCAGAAGACGTAAACATAGGTAAAGGATTAGGTATAAACGATAAACTAGCTCCTCTTCAACCTTTTACTGGAGATATGTTACTAGAAGGTAGATTAGGACAAAGCATACGGTTTGCAGGAATGCCTCATGATAAATCTCCTTTTACAGATAATTCTAATGAAAATAAACCTTTATTAATTATAAGTAATGGTCAAAAACAGGCTGAAAATGGATACAATCATATAATAGAGGATATAAATAAAGATCCTTCATCTATATTTTTAACATCGGATAATACAATTCCGTTAGAGTTAGTAAATAAAAAAAGAGATTCATACGATAAGAAACCAGATTTACCTAGTAAATACAAAGGCTCTCAAATACTATTTAACGCAGATAGGTTAACCTTGAATGCTCGAAAGAGTGATATATTACTATCTAGTAATAACTCTATAGGTTTAAACTCTACATCAGTTAATATAGACGGTAAAGAATATATGTGTATAGATGCTGAAAAAGTTTATTTAGGTTCTCAAGCAAGAATAAACCAAGGAGCAAGTAAACAACCAGTAGTATTAGGACATAGGTTAGAAGCATACTTAGAAGACATACTAAATCAAATTATAGGTCTTTCTAAAGCAATGGGTAAGGCTAAGACTATTAAAGGTCACTCTATACCTACTATTAATTTAAGAGGTAATTCTACCGCTATAGTATTGAAACAACTTAAAAGACAGCTAAACCCTAGAGGAAATAGTAATTTAAAATCTAAAAAAGTTTACACAGAATAATGCCTTGTAGTATACCCCCATCGCAGATAGCGCTTTTTATAGCCAATTACCTTGCAAAGCTTGAAGCTAGAGTTATAGCTAAGGTATACGAGGAAGTGAACAAGATTATTGAAAAGATAATGAATCAAACTTGTCCACCTGTAGAGGAATTAAAAAGATTACTAGCAATAAGAGATCAACTATTAAATATGCTTAATTTAGTTGAACAGAAAATTGCACCAGTAAAACGATTTGCCGAGATACTCGACCCACCTATACAAGGAGCAAAAGCTACCGTACTGGTATTAGAGCAAATAGCAATACCTACTACTATCGGTAATCCACCAGTTGGTGGTGATTTTGATGTAGGCGGAGTATTAGCAGATGTTTCTATCGGTGGACAGAATAGATTTGCACAGTTATTAAATATAGCATGTCAAATAGTAGACATGTTAGAAAAAGACCAGAAAGCAATATTAGATTTAACAACCTTAAGCTTAGACGGTCTAGACCCAGTAAAGCAGAAACTAGAGAGTATAGATTTACAATTATTTGAATGTGTAGAAGCACTTCCTCAAGATCAAAAGACAGAAGTACTTTCACTTATAGAAAATTTACCCACTAATGCAGGAATAGAGCTTAGCTCAACAGACGGAAAAGGTAGGTATTTTTACAAGAACTATACTATAACTATACAAGAAGATAAGAACTCACCAGGTTTTGCTAAAAGAAGGTTCGCTCAAGTAGAGAATGATAGAGGAGTTGTAGTAATGAGAGGACCGGCATCATTCAGTTCTTCAACAAAAGTACTGATAGATGAAATAAAATTTAGAATTAACAATCAACTTCCATAACTTAACTATTTATTAATATGAAACTAAATCAATTACGTACAATCATACGAGAAGAGGTTCGATCAGCTGTTAAGGAAGAGTTACAGGACATCCTTAACGAAGCTGTAAAAGTTGCTAGTACTCCAACTAATGAGTATAAACAACCAAATGTTGCTGTACCTCAACCAACTCCAACTACTCCTATAGCAGGTAATAAGAGTATGCAAGAGATGTTACAGCAGACTAAAAGTAATATGACTAATGAAGATTATAGAACCGTACTAAACGGAACAACTGATATGGTCTCAGGTATGCCTAATATAGCATCAAGTATGCCAAATATGGCATCAAGTATGGCTAATCAAATGAGTATGAATGCAGGCAACCAACCTGGATTAGATATTTCTAATTTAGACTTTGTAAAAAAAGCAGGAGCAGTATATAAAGCTGCCGAAGCAAAAAGTAATGTAAACGCAGGATTAGTATAATATGGCATTTGAAGTTAAGAAAATAGACCCATTAGATTTACAGCCTAGAAAAGCAGTAGGGGTAGCTCTACCATTTTCCGGTAAGGCTGTGTTTAATTCTACTTTCGAAACAAAAGAAGCAATTAAAGCTAATTTAGTTAATTATATATTAACAGGAAAAGGTGAAAAGTATTTTAATCCGACTTTTGGTTCTGGTATAAGAAATTTAATATTTGAAAATATTAATAGAGATAACTTAACAGATTTAGAATTTCTAATGAGAGATGCACTAGCTAAATACTTTCCTAAGTTAGAGATTTTAAATTTAAAACTTTTGGGTTTACCCGATTCTAATACTATTAGTTTTACTATGAACTTTAAAATAGTAAATACTCAAGTTGAAGATGAAATAACTATAAATTTTGAACAATAATGGCTCAAGATATTAAAATAAAATACACCGATAAAACTTTCTCTAGTCTAAGAGGACAGTTAGTAGAGTTAGCAAAAAATTATTTTCCTGACACCTATAATGATTTTTCACCTACATCACCCGGTATGATGTTTATGGAAATGTCTGCTTATGTAGGAGATATACTATCATTTTATCAAGATTCTCAATTACAAGAAACTTTCCTACAGTACGCTCAAGACCCCGGTAATCTTTATTCTATGGCTTATATGATGGGATATAAACCTAGAGTAACTACTGCATCAACAGTTAATATTACAGCTACACAGAGAGTAGCAGCCTCAGGCTCTAACTACCTTCCAAACTTTGATCAAGCTATTATTGTAGGAGAAAGCAGTGTATTAGGTGCAGGTTCAGAAAAATTTGTATTAGACAGTAAAGTTGATTTTAGCTTTTCTAGTTCTTTTGATCCGACTGAAGTTGCAATTTACAGTATAGACAGTGATGGTAATCCTACAGAGTATGAATTAAAGAAAAAAGTTAAAGCCACTTCAGGAGAAATAATATCTACACAATTTTCTGTTGGGAGTGCATCTAAATTTTTAACTCTTACTATAGATGATTCTAAAATAATAGGTATATTAGATGTAACAGATGCTGATGGAAACGTATACCATGAAGTACCATACTTAGGTCAAGACACTATATTTACAGAAGCAATTAATACCGGAGAAAACTCTAGCGTTGTTCCCTACCTACTTTCTGTTTCAACAGCAACTAATAGATTTGTATCTAGATTTAACTCAACAGGAAAACTAGAAATCCAATTTGGAGCAGGAATGTCTACATCTAACGACGATGCTTTCTTACCTAATCCTACTAATGCTGGATCCGGTACTAATCAAGGAATAAGGAGAGCTGATTATGCATACGATCCATCAAACTTTACATTTAGCTCTGCATACGGAAACGCACCCTCTAATACTACTTTAACAGTAAGGTATATTAAAGGCGGAGGTATTAGCTCTAATATTGCAGCAAACACTCTCTCAAGTCAAACCTCAGTTCAAACATCTGTAACCGATAATACATATATCGACACTTTAGGGTTTATTAATGAAGAAGCTGCCGTGGGCGGTAAAGACGGTGATACAATAGAAGAGATAAGACAAAATTCTTTGAGAGCTTTTAATGAACAAGGTAGAATAGTAACTAAACAAGATTACGCTTTTAGAGCACTAACTCTACCAACTACTTTAGGGTCTATAGCCAAAACATTTGTAACTACAGATGCAGATTTACCAACAGCAAACAGCAACGTATACAATCCTTTAGGAGTATGTCTTTACGTACTAGCGTACGATAACGATAAACACCTTATTGAAGCAACCCCAGAGCTAAAAAATAATGTTAAAACCTATATTGGGCAGTTTAAATCTTTAACCGATGGCTGTACTATCAAAGATGCATTTGTGATTAATATAGGAGTTAAGTTTGACATAATAACTTTACCTAATTTTAGCTCAAGAGAGGTTATTCTTAATTGTACCCAAGAATTAAAAGAATTCTTTAATATAGATAAATGGTCAATTAATCAACCTATTAACTTATCTTCAATATATACTCTACTAGATAGAGTTAAAGGAGTACAGACAGTACAACAGATTAAACTAAACACTAAAGTAGGAGGTATTTATTCTACTTTTGATTACGATATCGAAGGAGCAACAAAAAATAACATAGTATATCCATCGTTAGATCCAATGATATTTGAAATAAAATTCCCTAACAGTGATATACAAGGAAGAGTAACAACATTATAAGATGGCAGTATTTAAATTATTTCCGACACACGATTCTTTTATCTATACAGAAAAACCTCTTGCTAACAACGGAAGAGATGAGCTGTTAGAGATAGCAGGGTATAATACCTCTGCGGGAGGTCAAACAGCACGTACCCTTATTAAATGGGATACTGTAGATATAAAAAATGCTATTAACACTGTAACTAAAAGCGCAGGAGATAGTAACTACGAAGTTCATTTAGTGATGAATTTAGCTACGGCTAACGA